TGAAGTAATCGGTAAAAGGTCATCTGGATTAGGAACAGGTAAAGACTTTGCATTTTCACCAACAAATAATCAAGCAAGTGGTGAAGTGGATATTACATTACCAGCAACAGAAATGGCACAAAAGTTTGATGGAGCGTATGCAGGATATCAACCAAAGCCCGCCTGGGAGAGCGTAATCGTTTGTATGAAACCTATTGAAAAAGGTGGATATGTAGAACAGGCAAAAGATAATGGCAAAGGGGTAACGTGGCTTGACGATGCTCGTATTCCATTTGCCGGTACGAGTGATGTAGAACAATATGAAAGTGATAGAAAAGGATTTACAGAAAGAAGTTCTATAGAAGAAGGTTCAGTATATGCTAAAGAATATGGTGGAACATATAATTATGGATTTAAGAAACCTGTTAGTGAAGATGAAGAACATTATATGAAAGCTAAGGGAGATAAAGAAAATTATTCAGAAGAACGAGGGTGGGATAAATGGGGACTTAGTGAAGATTATGAAAAATATAAAAAGGATAATGTAGGTAGTCAGAAAAACTTTGATACAGAACCCGAAGGATTATCAAGGGGAAATCAACCATCGAGAAAGAAAAGTGATACCTATGAACGAGTTTCAGCATTTGGAGATACAGAACAATCAGAAACCAAAGATGGTAGAAATCTATGGGGAAAGAAAGCTACTAAAAAAGTTAAAATAACAAAACGACAACCACGTACAGACCACAATGTATTTAAACAAAGTGGATTCAAAAGTGAAGAAAATGATACGGCAGAAGCATCACCAATGGGAAGATTTGCAGCAAATTTACTTGTGTCAGACCGGATACTTGATGAAGGTAAAAAAAGAAAATCAAGCGGTGGTAGAGGAGAAAAGACTATAAAGGCAAATCGTATATTGTATAGTGGTGGATGGGATGATGAGTTTGTTCCAGATAGTTTAGGTGGATATGGTGATGAAGGAGATTTCAGTAGATATTTCAGTTTAGATGAATGGTGGAAACGATACTTTAATGAGTTACCAGAAGAAGTCCAAAAGACATTTCCTTTTCTTATAGTCCCGAAGGCGTCAAAACGGGAAAAGAACGATGGTATTAAAGATGGTAAAAACATTCATCCTACTTGCAAACCATTAACCTTGTTTTCGTATTTGTTAGTTTTAGGAAGTAGAAAAGGTGATGTAGTATTAGACCCATTTGCAGGAAGTGGAACAACAGGAATCGCAGCCGTAATGGGTGAAAGAAATTACATTATGATAGAACGAGAAAAAGAGTATTTTGATATAATGGAGGCAAGAATTAAAAAGGCAGAAGCACCCATGAAAAGGTGGGAAAAGTTTATTTGATGGTGATACTGTGAGTGATAAATTAACATCTTTTGGTATAACATTTCAATCTAAAATTGTTGCAGCATTATTAACAGATATAAAATTTTTGCAAACAATTGGTGATATTCTTAATGCTGATATGTTTGATTCTGATTCTAATAAATGGTTAGTAAAAAATATTAGAGAATACTATTATGAGTATAAGAAATTACCCACTTTAGAAGTATTAAAATATAAAATAGATGAGATAGAAAATGATATTCTTAAAGCGGGCGTAGTTGATAAATTGCGGGATGTATGGAAAAATATAGATGCTACAGATTTGGAATTTGTTCAAAAACAAACGTTAGATTTTTGTAAAAATCAAACATTAAAAAATGCTATTCTTGAATCAGTTAACCTATTAGAAAATAAAAACTATGATGGAATAAAATCAATAATTGATACTGCAATGAAAGCCGGAACAACTAGAGATTTAGGTCATGATTATATACCATCATTGGATTTAAGACTTGAAGAGTCTGCGAGAGAAACTATTAAAACTCCGTGGGATGTTGTAAATGAAATTATGGATGGTGGATTAGGTGCTGGTGAACTTGGTGTGATTGTTGCTGCTAGTGGAATTGGAAAATCATGGACATTACAATCATTGGGGTCTAGTGTAATTAAATCAGGAAAGAATGTAGTTCATTATACTTTAGAATTAAATGAAAATTATGTTGGTTTACGATATGATTCTATTTTTAGTGGAATAACTACTGCTAATATAAAATATTATAAAGATGATGTAAGGAAGAAAATAACAGGTTTGGATGGAAAGTTGTTAATAAAATATTTTCCAACAAAATCAGCATCTGTACAAACTATTGGATCACACTTAAAACAAATAGAATTGAGTGGTGTTAAAATTGATATGATGATAGTTGATTATGCAGATATATTAATGCCAACCGGATTTTTTAAGGAAAAGAGACATGCGATTGGAAACATTTATGAAGATTTGAGAGGACTTGCGGGAGAAATGGAAATTCCGTGTTGGACCGCTAGCCAGGCCAACAGGAGCAGCTTGGAAGAAGATGTAATTGGAGCTGACAAGGTCGCAGAGGATTATAGTAAAGTTATGACTGCTGATTTTGTTATGAGTATGAGTAGAAAAGTAGAGGATAAGATCGCAAACACAGGAAGATTTCACGTGATTAAAAATAGGTTTGGAATAGATGGAATAACATATCCTGCAAAAATAAATACTAATATAGGATTAGTACAAATATATGAGGGCAGCAGCAAGTTTGGTAAAGAAGCCCAAGATAAAATGAATAATAGTTCAGAATTTTTAAGAAAAGAATTGGCTAACAAATATAAGGATATGGAAAAAAAAGTTGATGGATTTGAATAAAATTGATAATAAGTTTAGTATATATTATATTTATGATTGTGTCGCAAAGTAAAGGATTATAGTATATGGAAAAGTTTCAATTATCTGAAAATTTTATAAATAAATATAAAAGAAAAAAAGCACCTTTTGGTTTTAATGGTCTTGGTGAATTAGTTTATATGAGAACTTATTCAAGAATCAAAGAAGATGGTAAAAACGAAAGGTGGTGGGAAACAGTTCGTAGGGTTGTAGAAGGCACTTATACAATGCAAAAAAGTTGGATTGACCAGCACCAATTAGGATGGAATCCTTGGCAGGCACAAAATTCTGCTCAAGAAATGTATGATAGAATGTTTTATATGAAATTCCTTCCACCTGGCCGTGGGTTATGGGCAATGGGAACTGCCATAACAGAAGAAAAGAATCTTTATGCTGCCCTTAATAATTGTGCATTCGTATCAACAAAAACAATTAAAGAAGATTACGCAAAACCATTTTGTTTTTTAATGGATGCATCAATGTTAGGTGTTGGAGTTGGTTTTGATACAAAGGGTGCTGGGGAAATTGTTATTAAAGGTGTAAATAAAGATAGAGGTGAAGAGGTATTTAAAATTCCAGATACACGAGAAGGTTGGGTAGAATCATTAAAATTATTATTAGAGAGTTATTTTCACGGAACTGCACCAGTATATTTTGATTACACACAGATTAGACCTGCAGGTGCCCCAATAAAAGGATTTGGTGGCGTGTCAAGTGGTCACGAACCACTAAAAGAAATTCACGGAGAAATTAGAAAAGTATTAGAAAAGAATAGTGGAGAACCAATTACAACTACTACAATTGTTGATATAATGAACCTAATTGGTAAATGTGTTGTCGCTGGTAATGTTAGGAGATGTTTGCCTAAATGGTACGAAGTTCTTACTGAAGATGGTTTTAAGGAGATGGAAGAAATAACGAGAAATGATAAAGTTTTAACTATTGATGGATATAAGCAAGTTTTAAATACCTTTGATAGTGGGGAACAAAAAGTTCTTAAAATTAAAACATTAAATGGAACTGAATATGAAGCAACAGAAAAACATACTTTGTTAGTTTATAACCAAGATAATGGCTTTGAATGGAAGATGGTAAAGGATATAGATAAAGATAAAGATTTTCTTGTAAAACAAAAAAAATAGTACCAGGAAACGTATGTTTTTTATCTTTTCTTATATTTATTATTGAATATAGGAGATAAAAAATGACACTTGAAATTGTAAAAATAAAATGTCGTATTTGTGAGAATGAATATGAAACAAAAAAGAATAGAGATTATAGGATAAGACTTGAAAGTGGTTTATTTTATTGTAGTAAGAAATGTACGTGGAGTGATAAAGCAAAAAAAATGAGATATAAACACCAATCTAAATTGATGAAGGAAAAATATGGATATGAAAATGCATTTCAATTTCCAGATTCTATTAAAAAAATACAAGAAAAGCGTAATGAAACTGAAATAATGGAGAAGAAGATAGAAACTTTCCAAAGAAGATACGGTGTGAATAATGCACAACAAATTCCGGAAATTAAACATAAGACAATGAAAACTAATTTAGAAAAATACGGTGCTACAGCGTATGCGAATTCTGATGAGTATAAACAAATTAGAAAAGATTTTATAAATAAAGAATATGGCGTTGATTATTATACACAGACAGATGAGTTTAAGAAGAAGGCTAAAGAAACAATTATTGAAAGGTACGGTAGAAAAGATTATTTCAAATTTGGAACTAAAGAATTTAGAGACAGAATGTTAGAATTGTATGGTGTAGAAAATGCAATGCATAATCCAGAGTTTGCAGAAAAGGCATTGAGTGGGTATCGTGGATATTATAACACTAATAAATTTTATATAATGCCATCGGGAAAGAAAATTAAAATTCAAGGGTATGAAAATAAAACATTAGATAGGTTATTTGAATTAGGATTTAAAGAAAATGATATTTTATATAGAAAGAGAGATATGCCAGAAATATGGTATAATTATGATGGTAAAAAAAGACGATATTATCCAGATTTTTATATACCCAAAGATAATCTAATTGTTGAAACAAAAAGTACTTATACACTTGAATTTGACAAAGAAAAAAATAAGTTAAAATTTAACGCTGTGAAATCACTTGGATTTGATTTCAAATTAGACGTTTATTAGGAGATAAAATTGTGAATGAATATGGAATAGAAGGTTTCAATTTAGAAGATTTTGAGCTTGTTACTATTATGGATATAGTTGATGATGGAAAAATTGAAAAAACATGGGATATAGAAGTTGAAGATAAACATCATTTTTTTGTTAAAAATCCTGAAAATAGAGTAGATGAGATAATAGTATCACATAATACTGCGGAAATTGTATTTGGTGATCCACATGATGAAGAATATTTAGATTTAAAAAATTATAAGGTAAATAAACACAGAGAAACATATGGTTGGACTTCCAATAATTCAATATACGCAGAACTTGGTATGGATTATACTGATGTATGTAAAAGGATAAATGATAATGGTGAACCAGGATTTGCTTGGTTAGAAAATATGAGAACATTTTCTCGTATGCAAAATGGTGGTGATGATAAAGACCATAGAGTTGCTGGTGGAAATCCTTGCCTGGAACAAAGTTTGGAAAGCTACGAGCTTTGTTGTCTTGTAGAAACATTCCCAGACAATCATGATTCATTAGAAGATTATCAGAGAACACTAAAATATGCGTATTTATATGCCAAAACGGTAACACTTGGTAAAACACATTGGAGTGAAACCAATCGTGTTATGTTAAGAAATAGACGAATTGGTTGTTCAGTAAGTGGTGTTGCTCAATTCATTACAAAACACGGAATGGAAGAATTAAGAAAGTGGTTAGAGAGTGGATATGATACAATACAAGATTGGGATAAAGTTTATTCAGATTGGTTCGCGGTTCCAAAATCAATTAAGACCACAAGTGTAAAACCAAGTGGTACAGTTTCACTCTTAGTAGGAGCAACTCCAGGAATGCATTATCCTGAGTCAAGATTCTACATAAGACGAATGAGGTTGTCAAAACATTCAGAATTAATAGAACCATTAAGAAAAGCAGGTTACAAATTAGAACCAGCCTTTGGTTCAGAAGATTCTACGATGGTGGTAGAGGTGCCAGTTGATGTAGGAGAGGGTATAAGGACAGCGGCTGAACTTTCGATTTGGGAACAATTCAGTTTAGCCGCATTCTTACAACGACATTGGGCAGATAACCAAGTTAGTTGTACAGCAACATTCAATCCCGAAACAGAAGCTGAAGAATTACCATATGTGTTGAATTATTTTCAATATAGATTAAAAGGAATTTCTTTGTTACCAAGACATCCATTAGGAGCTTACAAACAAATGCCATATGAAGCAATAGATGAAAAGTTATATAACAAGAAATTAAAAAAATTAAAAACACTTTCGTTTGGAGTAATTAAAAACGAAGAAGCAGAAGTCGACCTTTTTTGCAATAATGATTCATGTGAGATACCACCATTAAGTGGAGATAACGATGATCAAGAATATGGAAATTAAGATTTCACATACCCGAATAGGCAGTTGGCACACCTATGAAAAAATGTGCCTTAATACAAACAAACAGAGGAGATTATAAATGAAAAAAAATAATCTAATATCTGTATTTTTAACAATGATGATGCCAATGTTCCTATATGGTCAGGTAGTCGGAACTGTTACAGATACAGAGTCGAACCCATTGGCAGGAGCTAATGTTGTTGTAGAAGGAACTGATTTAGGTTCAGCTGCGGATGCAGGTGGAGCTTACTCTATTGATTTAGGGGCAGGAACTTATACACTTACAGCTTCTTCAATTGGATATGCATCTCAAACAGTAGAAGTTGAAGTAGTAGAGGGAACGGCTAGTACCGCAGACTTCTCACTTTCAGTATTGGCATTAGAGATGTCAGCATTGGAAGTTTTAGCTTCTCGTGCCGATGAAACTACACCTGTTGCATATACTACTGTAGGTAAAGAAGAATTGGAATTTCGTCTTGGTTCACAAGATCTTCCAATGTCTTTAAATACTACACCAAGTGTATATGCTACGCAACAAGGTGGTGGTGCGGGTGATGCACGTATCAATGTTCGTGGGTTTAATCAACGAAATGTGGCAGTAATGATAAATGGTGTTCCACAAAACGATATGGAAAACGGATGGGTCTATTGGTCTAATTGGGATGGTGTAGCTGACGCTTCCAATTCTATTCAGATGCAAAGAGGTCTATCAGCTGTTAATTTAGCTACTCCTTCCATTGGTGGAACTATGAATATCATAACAGATCCTGCTATTCACGAAAAGGGTGGAAAGTTCAAACAAGAAGCGGGTGCAGGCGGGTTTCTTAAAACCACTTTCAACTATAATTCAGGTCTAATCAATGATAAATTAGCACTTAGTGGAACGGTAGTTCGTAAAACTGGTGATGGTATTATTGACGGAACTTGGACAGATGCTTGGGCATACTACTTTGGTGGTAGTTATGCAGTAAGTGATGACCAACGATTTGAATTGTACGCGATTGGAGCTCCACAACGACATGGACATAACCTATACAAACAGAATATCGCAACCTACTCACAAGAGTTGGCTACAGATATTGGATGGGATGATGAAGGTAACGGCTACGACCCAACGGCATTTGCCGATGGTGAAAAGTTTGAACACGAAGCAGGTAGGTTTTTCAATCAGAATGTTGCCCCAGTTGACCCATCATATACAGGTAAACAATACTGGTATATGTATGGTGCTCGAACTGTTGATAGATATGGTTCTGATTTCCTAAATGAAAGAGAAAACTTCTTTCATAAACCATTAGTGAACTTAAATCACTTCTTAACCTTAAATGACAAAACTCGTTTGAGTTCTGTTCTTTATTGGAGTGGTGGTTCAGGTGGTGGAACAGGAACATATGGTAGTGTAAAACGATTTCCTGCAATAGAAGATAATGCTTGGTACGCAAGTTCACCTTGGACATGGGATTGGAATGGTGAAATTGCTGAAAATTCAGCAAATGTCGATTCTACCTGGTCTGATACTGAAAATCGTTCCACAGGCATTCTTCGTAATTCTATCAATCGCCAAAACACTTATGGTTTGATTTCTAAATTGAACTATGATGTTAGTGATGAACTTGAACTTCAAGTTGGTCTTGATTGGAGAACAGCAGGTATTGAACACGCTCGTGAAGTTCGTGATTTACTTGGTGGTGATTACTATGTTGATTTCGCCGATGACAATGCACCTGATGGTAAAGTTGTTAAGTTAGGTGATATTATTGCCTATCACAATGAAACCACAGTTGATTGGTTAGGTGGATTTATACAAGGTAAATACGATACTGAAAAATTCAACCTTTATGGTATGGGTGGAGTATCCACTATTGGATATACTTATCACAACCATTTTGCAGTTGATGCTGATGTAGTTGAGGCTGACGCTATCACAACCTTTCAAGCAAAAGGTGGTGCTAGATATAATCTTGACGACAGACTTTCAGCATTTGCTAATGTTGGGTATGTTCAAAAACCACCAATTCTTGATAATGTGATTGATTATGATGGAAATGTATCTACAGATCCAGATAATGAGAAATTCACAGGTTTGGAATTCGGCGGTGAATACAGAAGTGGATTGGTTTCTGTTAAGGGTAGTTATTACAATACCCAATGGAAAGATAGAAACCTTACCAAATCTGTTACGACGGGTCAAGGTTCTTCAGGTGATACGGACATCATCTATCTTACTGGTGTAAATCAAAGTCATACCGGTTTTGAGATTGAGTCTAAAGTGGCTCTTCACGAAATGGTTGATTTGGATGTAGCAGTAAGTGTTGGTGATTGGTATTTTGATGGAGACGCTAAAGGTGATTACACAGAGATGGAATACAACGATGAAGGACAGATTATCGGTCAAACATCTACTGAATACGAATATGCATTAGACAAACTAAAAGTTGGTGATATGCCACAGACAGCATATATTGGTGGTCTTACACTAAAACCAATTAAAGGTCTTTATGTTCAAGGACTTTATAGATGGTATGATAATCATTATGCCGATTGGAGTCCTGATGCTCGTGAAGTTGATGGTGATGCAGATAGAGCCCAAGTTTGGAAAACTCCGTCTTATGGTAAGTTAGATTTACATCTATCTTACAAATTACCAGAAGTGGCTGGATTAGATTTGACCCTTACAGGTCATGTCTTTAATGCACTTGATGAAGTTTATATTCAAGATGCAACTGATAACAGCAAGTATAATGGGTATGGTGATAAACTTCACTTGGCTCATAACGCTGAAGTATTCTTGGGAACACCAAGATACTTTAACTTAGGTATTGTTGTTACTTTCTAGGATAGTTAATTTGGGGGTTGGGCAACTAGCCCCCATTTTTACTAAAAAATATTTAATATATATGTAGTTTTATATGTATATTTATACATGATAAATTGAGGTTTTATAATTTAAATGTATCAGAGCATTTATTATGATAGAAAAATAAACAAAATACACATTTGGGATGATAGTTTTGGGTATAAAAACTTTCGTTATAAAAAGTATGCATATGCAAAAAATAGAGCTGGAACATATATTTCTTTATATGGTGATAAATTAAAAAGAGTAAATAGTTGGGATAAGGATCAACCAGAATTATTTGAATCAGATGTGAATCCTGAAATTCGTGTGTTAGTTGATAATTATACTGATTCTGATGAAGTATCGGGTGGCCACCGTGTAATGATATTTGATATTGAGGTAGAAGTTACAGATGGATTTCCTGATGTAGTAAAAGCTAAAAATAAAATAACATCTATTGCATTCAATGATGCTATAACAGATCGGTATTATTGTTATGTTTTAGACCCAGATAATAAGCTTAAAATTAAATCAAAAGATTTAGATTATATTTCTACGACTGGAAAAGATACAATTGTAGGATTTAAATCAGAAGAAGAGTTATTAAGTGCGTTTTTTGCAAAGTATTATGAAATTAGACCAACAATTTTAACTGGTTGGAATGTTGAGCGGTTTGATATAAATTATTTATATAACAGATCTATTCAAGTAGTTGGTCGTGATATAGCTGATGTGCTATCACCAATAAATAAGGTTAAATGGAGTGATTTTAACAATAGGTATAAAATAGCAGGGGTTAATGTATTAGATTATCTTGCTTTATATAAAAGATTTACTTTTAGTGAACGATCTTCATATCGGTTAGATGATATTGCGGAATTTGAGGTAGGAGAGAATAAGATAGAGTATGAAGGAACGTTAAATGATTTGTATGAAAATGATTTAGAAACTTTTGTGAAATACAATTTACAGGATGTAAAGTTAGTTAAAAAAATAGATGATAAATTAAATTTTATTGAGATTGCTCGTGGGTTGGCTCATCTTGGTCATGTACCATATGAAGATGTATTTATGAGTTCAAGATATTTAGAAGGAGCAATTTTAGTATATTTAAAAAAGAATAATATTGTAGCCCCCAATAAACCACCAAGACCAAAAGATTTTTTTCATAAAAAATTTGTTGGTGCATATGTTCAAGAACCGCAAAAAGGAAAGCATGATTGGGTATATGATTTAGATATTACTTCAATGTATCCCTCTTGTATCATGTCATTGAATATATCTCCTGAAACGAAAATAGGAAGAATAACAGGTTGGAATCCTGAAGAATTTTTAAAAAAGGATAATAAAAAAACATATTCTATAATTCAAGATGAAAAAACACTAGGGAAATTTACAGAAGTGGAATTAAAAAACTTTTTAGAAGGTAGATCTATTAGTGTTGCTACAAACGGAGTTATGTATAGATCAGATAAAGATGGTTTATTGCCAGCTTTACTTAGGAAATGGTTTGATGAAAGGGTAGAATATCGTAAATTATCAAAAAAGTTTCATGAAGATGGAGATATAGAAAAATCTGAATATTTTAATAGAAGACAATATTTACAAAAGGTATTGTTGAATTCATTATACGGTGTAATTGGACTTCCAACGTTTAGGTTTTATGATCTTGAAAATGCAACGGCTGTTACAGAAACAGGACAATCATTAATTAAATTTACTAAAAAAATTGCGAATTCATATTATAATAAAGAATTAAATAATACTAAAGATTATTGCATATACGTGGATACTGATTCGGTCTTTTTTTCTGCTATTCCAATAATTAAAAAAAGATATCCAGAACTTGATATTAAAAATGAAGATAAGATGTCAAAATCTATTTTGAATATTGCAAGCGAGGTTCAAGAATATTTAAACTTTGGATATGATTATTTTGCTAAAAAGTTTTGCAATTTAGATAAGCATCGATTTGAAATTAAACAGGAATTAATTGCTAAGAGTGGATTGTTTGTTACCAAAAAAAGGTATGGATTAAAAATTATTAATGATAACGGAAAAAAAGTTAATAAGATGGTGGTAAAAGGATTAGATACGGTTAGATCGAGTTTTCCAATTGCTATGAGAGAAATGTTGTCTAAATTATTAGAGGATATTTTAATGGATGTTCCAAAAGATAATTTGGATAAGTTTATTATTAATTTTAAAAATAGTATGAAACTCATGGATTTTAATAAAATTGCCATTCCTACAAGTGTAAAGGGAATTATAAAATATAAAGTTAAAGGCGGAGAGTTATTTAATGGGTATAAATTAGGAACTCCTATTCACGTTAAAAGTTCATTATTTTATAATGATTTGTTAAAATACTATAAAATTAATAAAAAGTATGCGCCTATACACAATGGAGAAAAGATTAAATGGATATATTTAAAAAATAATCCAATCGGATTAGAAACAGTAGCATATAAAGGATATGAAGATCCACCAGAAGTATTAGATTTTATTAGACAATATATAAATCCAGAGAAATTATATAAACAAGCTTTACATAAAAAAATTATGATGTTATATGAAGCTCTTGAGTGGGATGAACCAACTGATAAAAATAAAACAATGGAAAGATTTTTTTAATTTTAAAAACTAAAACTGATATATATGTATATATGGTTATAATCAATAGGAGAATCTAAATGAATAAACAAAAACTAATTAAATTTATTAGCAAATATTATTTGAATGGCACGGTTAATTCAGTAATATTAACTGGTGAATTAAATAAACTGAAAACACGATTCATATCTGGTGATAAAACATTGCTTGGTGAATTAGAAATGAATAGCTGGAATTTCGGAGATTGCGAAATAGGGGTATATAATACAGAACAATTGTTAAAATTGTTATTAGTATTAGATGAAGATATTCTTGTTTCTATTAATACTGCAGGGGATAAATCAATTGCCTTAAAGGTTAGTGATAAAACTTCATTTATTAATTATATGTTGAGTGATATATCTGTAATTAGTAAACCACCAGCATTAAAGTCTATTCCAGAATTTGAATTGGAGGTTGACATTACACCACAAGTTATTAATAAATTTATTGCTGGAAAAAATGCTTTGCCGGAAACGGATGATTTCACGGTAATTACTGATGAAATGAATACAACATTGGTCATTGGATATGCTTCTATTAATACTAATAGAGTAACAATTCCGGTTACTACTACAAAGTTTAAAGATATTAAAAATGTTTCTTTTAATGCTAATATTTTTAAAGAGGTGTTAGTTGCTAATAAAGATTGTGAATCTGCTACATTAAAAGTTAGTAGTGAAGGATTATCTAAAATTACTTTTAAAATTGATGATTTTGATGCAACATATTGGTTAGTAGCTACAACTGACGTTGATTGATACTTGTGATACTACAAAGGTTTTTTTGCGTCCAATATTAAAATCTTTAGCAAAAAGTATTATAGAAAAAAATCATTATAGCGGTAGATTATCATCTTGTAGATATTCTTTAGGGATTTTTTACCAATCTGGAAAGTTTCATAAGTTTTTTGATGAAAAAGAAGAAAAGTTAATCGGGTGCATTACATATGGATTTCCTATTGGTAGAAGAGTTCTTGGTTCAATTTTTAAAGAAGAGTTAGAACTTACTACTAAAAATATATTGGAATTAACGAGGCTTTTTATACATGATGGATATGGAAAAAATATTGAATCTTATGTTATATCACAATCTTTTAAATGGTTGAAAGAGAATGCTTCAGATGTTAAAGTGTTAATTTCTTATGCAGATCCAGAACAGAAACACACTGGAAAAATATATCAAGCAACTAATTGGTTATATCAAGGATGTGGGGAAATTCAAATGGCACCAACGTATAGCTTGAAATTAACAGAAGATGGGGAATGGGTGCACAGTAGAACTGTATATTCGCGATATGGAAGTAGTAATGTGGAGCATTTAAAAAAACAATTGGGACACACATTTTGGTTAAAAAAAGAAGCTTCAAAACATAGATATTTATATTTTCTTGGAAATAAAAAAGAGAATAAGTTGTTTATGGATATGTTAAAGCATTCATTATTGCCCTATCCAAAAGATGTACAAGATGATTCAGAACTAATAAAAATAGAGGTTAATAATAAGGGTATTGTTAATGAGTAAAAGTAATACATTGTGGGTAGAGCGGTACCGTCCGCTAACATTAGATACTTTTATTGGAAATGAACACCTTAAAAGTAAAGCAGATGTTTATATAGAAAGTGGAGATTTACCGCACCTTCTTTTGTATGGAAAAGCTGGAGTAGGTAAAACAACATTAGCTAAACTACTTGTTAAGAATATTGAGTGTGATTATTTATATATTAATGCGAGTGATGAAAATAGTGTAGAAGTTATTCGTGAAAAAGTAAAGAATTTTGCTTCTACTTTAGGGTTTAAAGATTTAAAAGTTATTATTTTAGATGAAGCGGATTATGTAACGGTTAATGGATTAGCTGCTCTTCGTAATTTGATGGAAACTTTTAGTAAACATTGTAGATTTATTTTGACGTGTAATTATGTAGAGAGAATTATTGATCCAATTCAAAGTAGATGCCAACTTTTTCAAATAATACCGCCTTCTAAAAAAGATGTTGCGAAACGGGTAGCAGAAATTCTTACAGTTGAAAATATAAGTTTTGAATTAGAAGATTTAAAAGTTTTAATAGATGCTGGATATCCAGATATAAGGAGAATTATAAATTCTGCCCAGCGTCAAATAGTAAATGGTGAATTAAAAATAGATACTGATAGTATTATACAAAATGATTATAAATTGAAAGTACTTGAAATTATTAAAACACAAGATAAAAAGTCAGCTTTTAAAAATATACGTCAATTATTAGCAGATAGTCAAGTTAGAGATTTTACTGATTTATTTAAACTATTATATGATGAAGTTGATATTTATGCTAAAGGTCATGTAGCAGAGGTTATTTTAATTATAGCTAAGTATGAATTAAGTGATGTTCAAGTTATAGATAAAGAGATAAATATAATGGCTATGATTATAGAAATATTAGGAGTTGTAAAATAAAATGTTTAATTATAAGACTAGAAAAAAAGCAATTTTTTGTGATATAGATGGAACAATTTTAAAACATCAAGGGACTACCAATGGCGTAATAACTAAAAATCCACAATTGCTAGATGGAGTTTTAGAAAGGTTTGACCACTGGGATGAACGAGGATATTGTATTGTTTTAGTAACAGGAAGAAGAGAAAGTTTGCGGGAAATTACTGAAAATCAATTACGATCGTTTGGTCTATTTTGGGATTATCTTATTATGGGGTTAGGACCAGGTGATAGATTACTTGTTGGAGATAATACTCCTGAAGGTAGAATTACAAATTTTGCTTTAAGTTTAGAAAGAGATAAAGGATTTAATCAAAAAGATTTTGAAAAGATAGGATTTTAAGATGAGTACAAAACCAATGAAACCATTACCAAAACAACAAGTTCAAGTTGATTTAAAGGAAGCTGAAACTATAAAATGCAATGAATGTGGAAATTATTTATTTATTACATCATTTGTATTGAAACGATTATCTGCATTGATATCTCCTACGGGACAGGAAGCGATGATACCAATTCAGGTATACTCATGTGGAAATTGTGGGCATGTACCCAAAATGTTTTTAGATGGTAGTGGATTAGATGAAGAAATGAAAAAAAGTTCATTGTTTCGCGAAGATTTATGAGCAAAGAAAAAAAATCTGTTAAAAGAAAAACGATATTTAGCAATAAATCTGAAGCGGGAAAGGGTGATTCACCACGAAGGGGGATTAGTATAGATGAATGGGAAAAAAGATGGGAAGCGATCTTTGGTAACAAGAAAAAGCTTATTCGATCATATAAATCAGATAGTAGCGGTTCAAAACCCTAATTATTGGGAAGAAATATCAGACGAAGATAAAAAATCATTTTCTGCTTATATGGTACACCGCTTTTTATCTATGAAGCTGGATTGGATAGAAGTGGTAAATGAATTACAAAAGTATAGTAATTTAAAATCAAAAGAAATATATAAACTTTATACGAATATTTTACCAAAAGGCAAACAATGGTTAAAATATATAAAACGGAGGACTAAAATGGAATATCCAGAATGGTTAATTAACGTTATTAGAAATCATCTTGAGTATAGTAGATCAGAGGCAATTGAAGCTATCGGATTATATATGCTAACGGAAGGTGGTATGCTTGAATTAAGAGAGATTTTAGAGAAGTGGGGAATTGAAGAAAAGAAAATAAAAGATCTTGGTATAAATGTATTAGGAAGTGTAGGAGTAGGAGATTATTAAAATGAAAGTTATAAAGGATACACCTAAAAGTAAATCGTATTTAAAATCTGAAACAGTTATAAATCAAATGGAGCGTGAATATCCAGAAATGATGGGCGAGTTTCGTAAAATACAAGAAGAACAATATGAACTTTTTTGTCGTAAACAATTAAATTATGGTCCAAGTAATATAGCAGTGGGAACTCAACTACAAACAGATGAAGATATTAGATTATCATTATTAGGACTTTTCTTTCGATTAAATGATAAGATACAACGAGTTAAAACTCTTGTAATGGGAAATCGAGATGATACTGATGAACCATTAGAAGATAGTTATTTAGATATAAGTAATTATGGTATAATGGCTTCAATTGTAAAACGTGGTAAATGGGGCAAATGAAACAAGTTAGTTATAGTCAATATAGCCAATATACATCCTGTCCGTGGAAATGGAAGTTGAATTATATTGATAGATTAAGAGAATTTAAGGGCAACGTACATACTATTTTTGGTAGTGCTATGCACGATGTGTTACAAACTTATCTTACTGTAATGTATAATGATACAATTAAAATGGCAGATGCTTTACCATTAGATGAAATGCTATTGTACAGAATGAAACAATATTATATAGAAGTGATGGAAAATAATGGTGGAGAGGTGATATGTGAACAAGTTGAAATGGAAGAGTTTTATGTACACGGGTTAGCTATATTAGAGTGGTTTAAGAAAAAAAGAGGAGCGTATTTCAATAAGCGTGGATATGAATTAGTAGGAATTGAAGTTCCTATTCAATATGAATTGGACGGTGGTATTACATTTATTGGTTTTATGGATGTAGTGCTAAAAGATACAGTAAGAGATAGATATAAAATTATAGATATTAAAACTTCTACTATGGGTTGGAATAAATATATGAAATCTGATAAAAATAAAACCGATCAATTATTATTGTATAAGCAGTTTTATAGTAAGCAAAATGATATACCTATGGATAAGATAGATATAGAATACTTTATTGTAAAAAGAAAGTTATATGAAAATGTAGATTTTCCACAACGCCGGATACAAACATTTATTCCAGCAAATGGAACACCGAGTATTAATAAAGTTCTTACTCAATTAAAAAGTTTTATTGACGAGGGTTTTGATAATGGTGAATATAATATAAAACATGATTATATTAAAAATCCTTCTAAGAAAAATTGTAGATTTTGTGAATTTAACCAAACCGAATATTGTGATGCTGGAGTAAAATAATGAGATCAAAATTAAGTATAAGATTAAAACTTTCAGATTTTATTGGGACTGATTTAGAAAATGATATAATGAATATGATTATAAAATCACATGATGAATTACCAACTATTATTTTAGTTTATTTTTGGTATAATGATAAAGAAGTATCTAATAAAAAGTTAGAAGAATTTATATTAAGGTGGGAAAATAAATTAGAATTTAAAACAATTATTAAAGTGGGAAATAAATTAAATTTTAATGATTTTGTTTGGTGGGATATATTACCATATGATATTTTAATAAATAGTAAGACAAGGCATACATACAGATATTATAGTGTTGCTAAATTATTAGATGGTTTGAAAAAATTTTATGATTGTGCACAATTTGTTTTGTCTGAAAAGCCACAACCGAAAGCTCGTAAACAGAAACGAAATGATTAAACTATGAAAAAAATTGGGATAATTGGAAGTCGGCATTATTCAGACAAGAAAAAGATAAAGGATTTTATCTTTGAGCTAAAGGAAAAATTCGACGATGATGTGGAAATAGTAAGTGGTGGTCAGAAAAGCGGGGCTGATGGCATTGCAAAAAAATATGCATTAGAATTTGATATGAAATATGTAGAATTTCCACCTGAACATTATAATTGGAATATGTATTGTGTTAAAGAGGCTAAACATTATAATAAACCTTATGGTGTATGGAGGTATTTTGATAGAAATGAAGAAATAGCAGAATACAGCGATTTAATTGTAGCTTTTATTCCTGATGGTGTTGAGTCAAGAGGAACTATGAATACGATTGAATGTGCTAAGAAAAAAAATAAAATGGTTAAAATAATAAATTAAATATATATGTATATATAGGATATATTATGGATTACAAATTAACGTCAGTAAAAATATTAACAGAATTATATAGAAAGTTTAAATCTAGTGCATTGGAAGATGATTTTACTTTACAAAAGTTGGTAAATCGTTCAATGGATTTATATTTGTTAGATGAAGAGTATAAAAATAAAATTCAAAAATATGATAACTTGTTTCAAAGCGGGAGTGGAATATAGTGATACTTAAAGAATTGTTACAAAAAATATATGATGTTTTAGTTAAAATAGAACACCGATTAAAAGCTATCGAAAAAAGTTCTGTTAAAAAAGATGATAACAAAAAACAATTATTAAAGGATTAATATGGGTAAGAAGAAGATTTTACTTTTATCCGATGACCTACGGATGAGTAGTGGTGTTGGTACAATGTCGAAAGAGTTTGTACTCGGCACCACACACCATTATGATTGGGTTCAAATTGGAGGAGCTATAAAACATCCAGAAGAAGGTAAAGTAGTTAATATGGATGAGTCAATACGCAATGAAACAGGAGTTGAAGATGCAAAATTAACGATTTATCCTATTAATGGTTATGGAAACCAAGAATTATTACGAGAGGTAATGATCAGAGAACAACCAGATGCTATCTTGCATTATACAGATCCTCGATTTTGGAGATGGTTATATGAAATGGAGCATGAATTAAGACAAGAAATTCCTATATATTATTATAATATTTGGGACGATTTTCCAGCTCCAAAGTACAACGAGTTCTTTTATGAGTCTTGTGATTTAATAATGAATATATCTAAGCAAACAGTAGCTATTGTTAATGATGTTTGGAAAAAAAATCCACCAGAAGATTGGCAAGTTACTTACTTACCACACGGAATTAATGAAAATGTGTTTTATCCTATAAGTGTTTTTGATGACGAATATAAACGAGTAGAATCGCTGAAAAAACAGCTTACTGATGATAGTGTTGAATTTATATTATTTTATAATAATAGAAATATTCGTAGAAAGATGCCAGGAGATGTTGTGTTAGCATTTAAAACATTTTGTGATACACTACCGAAAGAAGAAGCTGATAAATGTGCTTTATTGATGCACACACAACCAAAAGATGAAAATGGAACGGATTTACCAGCAGTTTGTGAAGCTATATGTCCGGAGTATAAAGTATATTTTAGTGATAAAAAATTAGAACCACGAGAATTAAATTATTTATATAACATGGCTGATGTTACAATTAATATTGCATCTAACGAGGGATTTGGATTAGGAACTTGTGAATCATTGATGTGTGGAACACCAATCATTGTAAATATTACGGGCGGATTACAAGATCAATGTGGATTTAGATTAAATGGTAAACACTTAACAGAAAAAGATTATTTAGAAATAAAAACATTACATGATGATAGAAAATGGAAAAATAATAAAGATTTAACTTGGGGAGATTGGGTCAAGCCGGTATGGCCGTCTAATAGAGCTTTGGTTGGATCAATACCAACTCCATATATTTTTGATGATAGATGTAGATTTGATGATGCTGCTCAAGCAATTAAAGAATGGTATGATATGGGACACGAGAGTAGAAGCAAATGCGGTGTATCTGGACGTGAATTTGTTACAAGTAAAGAATCTATGATGACCGGTAAAATGATGAGTCAAAATTTTATTGATCACATGGATAGAGCATTTGAAAAGTGGAAACCAAGAAAACGTTATAGTATTTTTGAAGGATAGAATATGAGTACAGATAGTAAGCCGCTATGTTTAGTAACCGCTCCGGTTGCAACTCGCTCGGGGTATGGAAGCCATAGCAGAGATTTATGCAGATCTTTAATTAAATTAGATAAATATGATGTAAAGATATGGCCGGTCCGATGGGGAGCCACTCCTCAGAATGCTTTAAATGAAGATGATCCGAATGATAAAGTTATTATTGATAGGTTATTAAGTGCTCCAAATTTACCACAACAACCAGATTTACATATTCATATTGTTATACCAAATGAATTTCAGCCAGTTGGTAAATTTAATATAGGGATAACGGCGGGTCTTGAAACTACAAATTGTCCTCCTGCGTGGATAGATGGAATGAATAGAATGGATTTGAATATTGTACCATCTACTTTTGTAAAAAGTGTTATGAACGATATAGCTTTTGATGTACAAGATGAAAGAACAAAGGAACATAAAGGAATATTAAAAAGTGAAAAACCGATAGAAGTTTTATTTGAGGGAACAGATACAAACATATTTAAAAAAACTAATGAGTTTTCAAAAGAATTGGTTGAAGAAATGAAAACTGTTAAAGAAAGTTTTAATTTTTTATATGTAGGTCATTGGTTAAGTGGTGGTTTGGGGAAGGATAGAAAAGATACTGGAATGATGGTTAAAGTATTTCTTGAAACGTTTAAGAATATGAAAAAAGCTCCTGGTCTTATAATGAAAACTAGCGGAGCAGGATTTTCTATATTAGACAGAGAAGATATACTTGAAAAAATAAGTTATATTAAAAATACAATTAAAGGAAAGTTACCGAATATTTATGTATTGCATGGCGATTTAATGGATGAAGAAATGAATGATTTATATAATCACCCTAAAGTTAAAGCTCACGTTTCATTAACACACGGTGAAGGATTTGGAAGACCATTACTTGAAGCTACTATTTCACAGAAACCAGTGATAGCTTCCAATTGGAGCGGACATTTAGATTTTTTACCAAAAAGTTCTGCTATTTTAATTGATGGTGCTTTACAAAAAGTAAATAAGGAATCATTTCCAAAAGATATGCACGTTGAGGGATCTCAATGGTTTACTGTAAATTATCAAGAAGCTTCTGCAAAAATGAAAGATGTTTATAAGAATTATAGAAAGTATACTCTTAATGCAAAGAAACTTGGAACAATAAATAAGTCGAAGTTTTCATTAGATGCTATGACCAAAGAATTTGGTAAAATACTTGATAAGTATGTCCCAGAATTTCCTAAAGCGGTGGAATTGAAATTACCAAAATTAAAAAAAGTAAATTCATCTCAACCAAAAAAACTTAAATTACCTAAATTAAAACGGATATAGTAAAATGGAAAAAGTAATAGATTGCCCAATTTGTTTAGATCAAGATAAATGCTTTGAAGATGTACAGAAGGAATATAGTTCTTATTTATGTTTTAACTGTGGATTTATGAGTGATTCTAGATATGAAACAGATAGTATTTTTTTAATTGAAAATTTGAAAAACTCACCTAAATTAGTACAAGACACTAAAGTAGAAGATAAACAAAGAGGAATAGTTTGGTTTCCATCTATTATTAATATGGGAGAACTTGGTGTTATATTTCCGGAAGGAACTCCTGAGAAGTATGATTGGAAATATGCAAAAGTAGTGGAAATTCCTGTAGAAGAACGTGATACCTATGATAATTATAGTAAACGGCTTGATGTTGAAAATGCAAAAGTATTTGGTCGACATGAGTTTTTAAAAGCGTGCGAGGAAATGGGAATAACTGAAAACATGAAAGATAAACTATAATAATGGGTGGATTAGCTACTTCTTGGAATAATATTGATGCTGGAGATATTATATCTTTTCAATATAAGGGAAAAAAATCTTCTAAAAAAAGATTGCATACAATTTTAGTATTGAATCCTAGATATGAAGGGAAGGTAGATGGTAAAAGAACCCATCATGTTATTGGATTAAAATTAGCAGAACAAAGAATACGAACTATTAAAGAAGCAAGTAAAGTTGTTAAGCAGTTATTAGCTGGCGTCGGACAATTACAAGTTGTGGATGATGAACGGGATATTTATAGAGTAGAAATTGCAACTAAAGATCAATTTTGGAAGGGCGCTAAATATATTGTTTATAAAAGAGTGCGGTATCTTTTAAGAAAAGAACCAATTTATAGAACATATGATTGGTATGAAGCTAAAAAATCTGCAGTTCAACTTGCACCATTGCCATTACCACCACATATAAAGAAGCAGATTAAAGAACAACTACTAGTTGAAACTAAAGGTGCACAAGAGGCGGAATCTGAATAAAGATAAATAAAATTAGGTTATAAAAAATGAAGTTATCATATGGTATAACAGTTCATAATGAAGCAAATGAACTGAATAAGTTATTGAAATTTCTTGTAAATAATATACGAGAAGAAGATGAAATAGTTATTTGCGATGACTATTCTGATGCAGCTACTCAAAGTGTTATTAAATTATATAGTAGTACTGAAAATATAAATGTATACCAGAGAAAACTTAATAATGATTTTGCAGCACAAAAGAATTCAGTAATAGAAAAAGCAACGGGCGATTATATATTTCATATTGATGCGGATGAGCAGCCTCATAAAACGTTAATAGAACAATTACCAGAAATTATAGAAATGAATGATGTAGAACTTTTGTGGATCCCACGGGTGAATACTGTAAATGGTATTACAAATCAACACATCCAAAAATGGGGATGGGTAGTTTCAGAGGATGGCTGGATAAATTTTCCCGATTATCAAAGCAGGGTCTTTTATCGTTCCAATGAAATTAGGTGGGCAAATAAAGTACATGAACGTATTACTGGGTGTAAAACTTATGCACACCTTCCGCCATTAGAAGAATTATCATTATATCACCACAAAACGATTGAGAAACAAGAAGAACAAAATAATTTTTATAATAGTATATGATTAAAATAAAATTATATGAGCATGAAATTCATAGAAATGAAACTACATTTAGACCATTTTTAATGGCACAAAATATATTTAGAGATGTTGGTATAGAGTTTACTGCTTCTGATGATTATGATTTTGCTTTTGTTGGTCAGGCAAGTATAATAGATAAGAAAAAATCATTAAAAGAATCAGTAGAAAAGGGATTGGATTTTGTTTCTAAAATTACTGGAGAGTATTTTATAGTTGATGGTCAAGATGCAACTACATTAATTGGAACGATAGATGTATTTAGAGAATCAAATGCATTATTATTTCTTAAAAATTCTTATTTAAAAAATTTTGATTTATATAAAAAAGGCTGGGCTAATGGTAGAATGTATTGGGGGATAGGGGAATATTCAGTTCCAGATATTGATGAATTAAAGCCCAAAATGAAACTTACTGGTTGTAATTGGCTACACACAATTCAGCCAAATTGGTTAGATTATAACCAAAAAAAATCATATGATATATCTTGCATGTTTGGTTATCCTACCCAAGTACCAGTTTATGAACATGAATTGTGCCAAACAGATTATTATGATTTACACAGAAAAAATTTAATGAGTATTATTGGTGATAAATATAAAATAGCTAGTTTAGTAGATGGCAAAAGAATACCAATACAAGATTATTATCAAAAGATGTTTGATTCAAAGATTATTATGGCTCCGATTGGATATGGTGAAATGGCACCTCGAGATTTGGAGTCAGCAATGTTTGGTTGTGTATTAATTAAGCCAGACATGAGTTATATTTTATCAGAACCATTTATATACGAAGATGATAAAACATATATTGCAGTAAATTACGATTGGTCAAATTTAGAAGAAAAAATAGATTATGTATTGTCAGATTATAATACTGTACGGGAAAGACTTGTTGAAAATATGAGAAAACAATATGAAGAAAAATATGATTTGAAAAATTTAGTTTTACATTTATATAATATATTAACAAATTTAAGTGAGGTTAGCGAAGAATGAGATTTGCAATGGTAATAGATGGATGTGTTCAGAGATCTTATTATGTAAAAGATAAGAGATCTTATAAATTTGGTACAAATGAACCATATTCACACCATCATTCTATTGGTAATGAATGTCATTTAGGAATTTGGGGTTGGCCATTTTTATTTGACGGATATTTTATAAATTGGACGGAGTTTGAAGACCTCCCTACTTTAGATTTAGATGTTATTATGGTAGCTATTGAAAAAAATCCAAATAAATATAATGTTAGTATGTTGCGCAAGAAGTATCCTAATGCTACCATTGTCAGTTTTATAAAAGAAGCCTATTGGATAAATTCAAGTTTAGAACAAAGGGTAAACTTTTTTAAATCTTGTGATGTCATAACATTTCCTTGGAATGTACAGCGAGATAACAATGGTATATCTGTTCTAAGAGATGCAAATGGTAACGTAATTACTTATAGTGTAACTAGTTTAGGAATAGATAATTTAACTGAACTTTGTGGTAAACAAGTTCATTATGTTCCACAACCACATGACGTAGATTTCTTATATGATAGATATTTTCAACAAGAAAAACAAATAAAAATTTTAAACTACAAAGCACCAGAAAAATCACCAGGTGAGGATACTGAAAGTTTTGTGGATTATATTAGTAAAAAGTATGAGATACCTACATTTCAACACGTGGTTAAATATTCAGGACCCGAGTGTAAACAATGGGAACAATTTTTAGAAGGTATAACATCTTCTTTATATTGTTTTAATTTAGATCCTGTTAAGACTGGTGGTTCAATGGCAGTTCAATGTGCATCTTTGGGTATTTTAAATATTGGTGGTCTTCAATATTCACATGAAATATTATTTTCTGAAACTGCTACAAATGAATGGGAAAGATTAGAAGAAGTATTTCAGAAGATACACTCAGAACCGAAATTTAGAGATGATATTATTAGTTATGCTTTTAATAAAGCAAGAAGTCATTATTCACATGAATCTGTAAGGAAAAGATTTTTAGAGGTAGTAAGTTAAATGAAAGTTTATGTAGGGACTAGTGATAAATACATTCATCTAATAGAAATTTATCAATTTCTATTTAATAAATTTTGGGGTAATGGATATGAAGTAGTCGTGTTGGGATACCAAGAACCTCAGTTTAAATTGGATGATAATTTTACTTTTCATTCTTTGGGAGTGTCTAGAAATAATCCAAGTGAATGGGGAACTGATTTAAAAAGATATTTTGAAGGTATAGATGATAAGTTTTTTATTTTTATGTTAGAGGATATGTTTCCAGCAAATCCTGTTAATTTTGATTTGTTAAATGACATTATAAATTATTTAGATGATAACATAGGAAGATTTAACATAACAAATACTCATGATAGATGTAGATATTTAGACACGGTAGAGGATGGTAAGTTAAATGGATATACTTTATTAAAGTGTACACCAACATCTAATTATAGAATATCTACAATACCATCCATATGGAACAGACAATATTTTTTGAGGTATTTAAAAAGTGAGATGTCACCTTGGGAATTTGAAGTTGATGGTTCAAATGAAGCAAAAGAAGATGGTTTTAGAATCTTAGGAATAAAAGATACATATGCTTTAGATAGTACCCTCTCTGTCAGACGAGGTAATTTAAGTATAGACCTAGATTTTTCTGTTTGTGATAATCCTAGTGACTCTGTTAGTGAAGAGGTTCTTAACGAGATGAGAGAAAAAAACATAATATGAACGTTCTAGTAACAGGCGGTAGTGGTTTAGTGGGTAGACATTTAAAAGATATAGAACCTAACTACTTCTATGTTTCATCTGAGTACGATTTACTGAATACGTATTCAATTGATTCTATGTTTGACAAGTATAGTCCAGATGCTGTTGTTCATCTAGCTGCTAGGGTTGGTGGTATAGTAGATAATATTACTAATCCAGTTGATTACTATGAACAAAATGTTTTGATGAATACAAACCTAGTCAAGAAGTGTCATGAGTATGGTATAAATAGATTGATTGTAATGGGAAGCTCGTGTAGTTATCCAAACGTAGTTGACAGTTATCCAATGAAGGAAGAGAGTTTGTTTGATGGTAGACCACCAAGTGATAACTTTTCATATGCAATATCTAAAAGAGCATTAATATCACACATAGACTCTTATGTAAAACAATACAAAAAGAATTGGTGTTACTTAATACCATGTAACTTATACGGTGAACATGATAAGTATGAAGAACACCATAGTCACTTCATATCAGCATTAATAAAAAAGATTTACGAGTCTGTGGACACGATAAATATATGGGGAACTGGTAAACCACTAAGACAGTTCATGTACGCTGGTGATTTAGCTAAAGTTATACAATACATGATTAAAAATAATATTGTAGATAATTTTAATGTGGCACCTGACTTTAATTACTCTATAGAAGAGATGACTAAAATAGGGTTGAAGGCTTGTGGTAGAGAAGATTTAGAAATAGTTTATGATAAGACAAAACCAGATGGTCAGTATAGAAAAGATATTGATTCATCTAAATTACTTTCAGTATTGAAAGATTTTAAATTCACTTCGTTAGAAGAAGGTATAAGGAGAGTTTATGATAACTTTAGTAAAAGACACGATTGATGAAAAAGACATAGACCGATTGGTGGATTGGTTAAAAACCTATCCAAGATTAACGAAAGGTAAGGTAACCTTAGAGTTAGAGAGAAAGTACGCGGATTGGTTGGGAACTGAGTATTCAGTATTTTGTAACTCTGGTTCTTCTGCTAATCTACTAATGTTATCAGCTATAATAGAAAAGTATAAGTCTAAGAAGGTGGTTGTTCCGTCAGTTGCTTGGGCTACTGATTTGGCACCTGTAATGCAGTTAGGATTGAAACCACTATTATGTGATTGTAACATGCAAGACCTATCAGTAGACTTAGAACATCTAGAAAAAATATTTAAAACGGAATCACCAGACGCTCTATTATTAGTTTCAGTTTTAGGTTTAGTTCCTAACATGGGTAAGATAGTAGAGTTGTGTGAAAGGTATGGTGTCATTTTATTGGAAGACACTTGTGAATCAATGGGTTCAGAATTTAGGGATAAAAAACTTGGTACTTTTGGTTTGATGTCTTCCTTTTCTACTTTCTTTGGACACCACATATCCACAATTGAAGGTGGGTTTGTCTGTACGGATGATGAAGAGTTGTATGAACTTTTGGTATCGTTACGAAGTCATGGTTGGGCTAGAGAGTCAAGTGTAGAAACACAGTTTAAATTACAACAAGAATGGGATGTTACTGATTTTGATTCTCTATATACATTTTACTATCCAGGTTATAACGTTAGGTCTACAGACTTACAAGCGTACATAGGGTTAACACAGATAGATAAACTAGATGATTGGGGTAGAAAGAGAGAGTCTAACTTTCACACCTATTATGATAATATCAGAGGTGATTATTGGAAACCAAAATATGATTTAAATAATTTTACATCAAACTTTGCCTACCCAATAATACATCCTAAT